GCATCTTCTTTCTCCTTCAGATACGCACCCGCCATCAACAGGGCGAATGAAGTCTTGAAGTGTTTCGATGGGCCTGCCAGAACCGTAAGTCCTGGCGTCACACCACCGTTGATTGAACCCGATAGTGCCACGTTAACCATTGGCACATCGGTAGGAACCATGTCCTTTTCAGTGAAGAACTTACTCTCCGACAACACCTCCGTTGTCTTGATCTTGCTGTTCTTCTTCAGTTTGTCCATCACGCTCATTTTCATCTCCAAATGTAATATTGTTTGCTTTCTCTCGTTCGTCAAGTTCGTAGTTCTGTCGATAACGATTGTTGATATCCAACACATTCTTCAACAGATCAAAACTGACCACGTTACCTTCTTCGTCCTTGATCTCTGAGAACTTCAACAGTGCAGTCGTATCCTTGGGAAGACATGCACCACCGAATCCACGTTTGCGATCATAGCCCGGCACACGAGTGTGACCGATACCCACACGAGGGTCAGAACCCATTGCACGAGTAACGATATTATAACTACATCCGAACATGTTGACAAGATCAAAGAACTGATTAAAGAACGTGACCTTGGTTGCAAGGAATGCGTTAATACCATACTTAACAAACGATGCCTCTGCAGCTGACATGCGATAGTACGTGTCAGATTTGCACAGACTGAAGATATCATAAATCTGAGTCAGTTCTGCAGTACCACGTTCAGTACCACCAAGAACATGGAAGTCAGCATTCACGAACTGTTCTTCTGCAGACTTCTCCGTGAGGAACTCAGGGTTATACACGAAACGGTCAACCCCATCTTCGAACATAGAGTTGTACAGACGGTCAATAATGTCAGGTGTAATTGTCGATTTAACAACAACCAATGCTTCGGTATGTTCAATCAACTTGAGTACTGCATCCTCAACAATAGACGCATCCACGAAACCCGTTTCTGCATTCATGGGCGTAGGCGCACACACGAACACACACATAGGATCAAACTCCAACATATCGTCAACAGAAGTATCATACTTCGGATCAGCGATATGCAAATCCACTAGGGGATGTGTGAATGCATACTCGACCGCACGACCAACAAAGCCGTGTCCAACAATCCCTAGTCGAAAGGGGTTGTTGTAACTGATCGGTTTCTGTTTGTCCGCTTGAGTAGGCCCAGCTGCCTCATTCATTGCTGGATTATATTTGTCAAAATCATCTGCCATTTGTTACATCTCCTAGTTTAGGTATCCACTCTTTGTACCATTCAAAAAATTTCTTAACACCTTCATCAATAGACACCTTGGGACTATATCCAAGTGCCTGAAGTTTCTCTGTGTTACTCCAAGTCTCTTTAGTATCTGCGGGGTGTTTCTCACAGAGATTCATCTTGGCACCCTTTCCGGTCTCCCGTTCAATCGCCTTGATGAAGTCCATCAGTTGAACCTGTTCACCCCTACCGATATTAAATATTTCATTTGACTCAATTTCACGACTATCAAACTTCTCAAGGACAATCTCAATACCGTCAAGAATATCGTCGATGTAGGTAAAGTCTCGTTTCATGTCCCCATAATTATACACGTCAATGGTCTCTCCGTCAAGTATTTTTTTCGTAAACTGAAAGAGTGCCATATCAGGACGACCCCAAGGGCCATAAACAGTAAAGAATCTCAGTCCCACATTATCAATACCAGAGGACTTGAACTGACATTCGTTGACGTACTTAGTGTATGCATAAGCGTTCAGTTGGTGCGCCTTAACGTTATCTTCAACCCAACCGTTTTCTGTAATGGGAGTACCACCATAAACAGAACTAGTAGATGCATAGATCACACGAGGTCTCTTCATACCTTCAGGCATATCGTTGATAATATCAATCAACTTTTGAGTACCGTCAATATTGTTAGAATGATACTCAGCTTCATTACCAAAGGAATCTCTCACACCTGCGTGTGCTGCGAGGTGAATAATATAATCAAAAGGCCCAGCGCCTCCGTGATTAATTAGAGATGAATTCGTCAAGATGTCACTTCGAATATCTCTATCCCAGAACGTAAGTTCGAACTGTTTGGTTCTTTGAGTCTTTAGTTTGGGATGATAGAGATGATCGTTGTAGTTATCCATCGATACAACATCATGTTTATCTGCGAGTCTCGCATACAATTGAGAACCGATAAAACCAGCCCCACCTGTGATTAATATTTTTAACTTATCCATTTTTATAAATGTACTCCAAAGCTCTGTCTGCCTCTACTGTCAATGGTCTGTTCTCATACCAATTACCCGTCTCGCTATCAAACTGTTTACACATCTCCGCAATCTGATTTGCAGTGATCGGATAACCACTCTCATACGCACGTCCCGCAACCGCTACCATGATCTGATACATCTTGTGATACCAACCTGTATTAGAGATATGCATATACTCTACTGCAAGACTCTTGGGCCAGAAAGGACAGTCATGGTAGGATGTCCACGTATAGTTGGTATTATCTAGTTGACTCTTACGGTGTTCAATTACCGCCTTCTGCAATTCTGGTGGTAATCTATCTAGGAAGGAATTACCTGTCTTTTGAATGTATGGGTGTTTCGCCATCAACTCGGATACATTAATAGAACTCCCGCCTCGATGGTCAAAAATAAAATTAGAATCACAAGGATACTGCGCTGGAACGTAATACATTCTTGCAAGGTCTTTTGTCTGTGGGTCACCAAGTTCACCAAGGGATGTGTTGAGTGCAAACCAGAATTGTTTAATTCGGTCTCTATCCACCTGTTCGTCAGTTCGGAATACGAGGCGAAATTTAGGTAGAGTGCTACTATTAGAAGCAGTACTGTAACAAACAAAGTCATACTCACCAAAACGATCAATCAAAACCTCCTTCAGGTTATCAGCAGGAAAGTCATGATCATCAACATCCACGCAACACCAGCCTGCCCAATAGTTAGTTGTTTTGTTTGAACGAGTAGTACCGTCCTCAAACACAGCAGGAGTAATAAGAGGACTAGAATTATTTCCACCTTTCTCTCCTTTAATTTCAGATATCTTATATAACCATTTGACAAAGGAATCCCACGACTCAAACGACAGACGCCGGTGAGTCTTGTTGTCAAATTGGTTTTTGAACATAGTTAATTCATACATGGGGTGTATCATATCATACATCAAGTGTGTTTGTCAAGAGAAGAAATCATCAAGGGTAGCCTGTGGTTCTGCAGTCCATCCGACTGCATCCAGAATAGGTATGAGTGGGTCTAGGAATGTCTTGTCGAACATCATATCATAGTTCACGTAATCGTGCAACCCCAACTCCGGTGGGAGGTTCAGGGGATAGGCGATCACATTCTCATTTAGACGGTTAGGCATTCTCAAATAGACGAACTTTATCTTCTCACCATTTTTGACCAGCTCGTACCGTTTGGTTAGGGAGTGTTCCTTGATCGCATTGTTGTACAGGATCGCACCACGCACGTGGATAGGACAACCCTTCTTGTAGACGGTCTGTCGATCCTGCCACTTGGTGATCTCCGAAACCCCACGAGGGAACGAAATGTCTTCGGGTGGACGGTTCCTGAATTGGGACTTAAAGTCCCTAATAAAGGCCTGAGTGTCTGATTCGGAACCTTCTACGATGACACGAAAGACTTCCTTGAACTTATCACGAACGACCTGCGGAGTTGAAGATTTGACCGCTTCAATACCCATCAACTTGAGTTTAGGGGTCACGTACTGCACACCCTCGTTGTTGTGGACATTGAGGATGTAACGTTTCTTGGCCATCCAGATACCACGGTCTGCGATTACCTCACGTCCCATCTCCATACGGTTGACCATTGCACTGGTGACTCTCGCCATCTCCGCATAGGATTTCTCCAGAACCTTTTCGAAGTGTTCGGAACAAATCTTGTCCAGAAACTTCACGGGGTCTTTCGGATTGAACTTCTCGACCAGAGAACTCATCCGAATGTATAAGGAGTCAGTGTCAATCGCAACAACGTAATCTTCGTCAGTCTGGAGCAACTTGTTCATCTCCTCATTGACGGCACGTTCTGCCCACTTGATTGACAACTGACCCGCAAGTGTGATGGACTCCGCAACCCGTTGATCAAAGTAACGGAACCATCGGTTACCAAGTGCACCGTAGAGAGAGTTCATTAGAATCTTGATGGCCATCTGTTGGTTGTTCAGGGAGGTGATCTTGTATTCCAACTCTCGACTAGGATTGTCTTGGTTTTTTTGTTGCAACTTCAACATCTCTTTCTTGATGACTCGACGTTCATCATAGTACTGTTTAATAATACTAGGAATCACACCTTCACGTTCGTGAGTAAACTTAATGCCTGTCGGTGCGATAGAGAAGGGATTACCGGACACATCGATGTCACCGGCAAGGAATGCATCCACCGATACGTCATTATAGAATCCGTCCATGACAGTCTCAGGTGACATGTTGTACTGGACAATGATATTGGGGTACAGCGAGTTAAGGTCAAACGAGGTAACCCAATCGTGACTGCCGACCTGTGGGTCTTTCACGTAACCGCCAGGGTAGGGGGTCTTGGGTTTCTCAACTTTGGGCGGAACTGCAATCTTACGACCGTTTAGAATACGATAGATGATTGTGTCCCAGATGTTTGTGGTTCCAAGGGTGTCATTGTAGTTCACCCCACCACGATAAGCCATAGTGAGAACCAGAGAGATGAGATCGAGTTTCTCATCCAGTTTCTCCACGAGTTCAACGTCCTTGATATTATAGTCGATGAACTTCTGAAAGTCAGTCTTGTACAGTGCGTGTAGGGAACCGTGTTCCTCATAGGACAGTTTACCCTCACCAAGTACCACGTGTGCGATATGGTCAAGACGGTAGGACTCTTGTTGTCCCAACGTGTTGTAGGTAAACTTCTTGAAGATTTCTAGGTAGTCAAGTTGTTCGATACCCTCGAGCTTATACTCTTGTTGTTTCTTGCCATTGATGGTGGGGTTACCCTCACGCACGAGACCCCACGGTGAAAGTTTCTTCACCATGTCCTCACCAATCGTCTTGGTGATGCGGTTGACCAGATAGGGGATATCGAAGAACCGTGTGTTCCAACCCGTCACGATGTCTGGTTGGTTACGGAACCAGTGATCCACAAACTTCATGAGGAGTTGGGATTCTGACTCACACTTCTCGTAGATCACATCCTCGCCTGCATTGTAGTCATACAGACCCCACACCCGATAGGGAGAGTTGGGTTGTTTGATAGTGATCGAAATGACAGGATAGTCTGCGGACTGTGGTTCGGGGAATCCATCGTCGGACGCCACCTCAATGTCGATGGTGCAGACATCCACCCAATCACGGTTGAACTTGATCGGGGCAGGAAAGACCTCTGCAATAAACTGAGACACGAAGTTATTCATCCCATAGATTTTGAAGTTAGGGATGTCCTCGTATCGTTTCTGGAATTCGGTTGCTTCTTTCATGGAGTCGAACTTCATGGGTTCGACCATTGTACCATCGAGGCCACGCCAACCCGACTGGTTCTTGTTGGACTGCACGTACAACGTAGGCTTGAACGGAATCTTGGTTTGAATACGTTTGCCGTTCTCTGCGTACCCACGGAACAACAGGTTACTGCCGAACCGGACTACGGACGTGTAAAACATTGGTTGAATCATGTAGGTGCCTCTGTCAGTGTTCGTGTATTATACATGAACCACTGGTGGGTGTCAAGGGACAATTTTCATATAGTGGTGTCGAGTCCAAGGTTCCTCAAGGTGTTGGTCTGGATATCTGTGATGGTCTTGGGTGACCTTCAGTGATTTGGAAACTACTTGGGTTGTTGGAGTACGTACTGAGTTCTCTCTATCGGGATCGTGCGTGTTATAGGCCGAGAAGATGTCCCTGCCAAAATACAGAGTATCACAACCGTGCCAAGGATGAATGACAATATTTTCCTTTCCAAGATAATCTCGTTTTGATAAGTAGTGTTCAATGTAGTTCTTAAAAAGTCGTTCTAGGACACCGTAAGGCCCACCGTTGATCCAGAACCCCTGATCCTTAATTAGTTGATACTGCCACTTTGCACAGTGAGTTGAGAAGGAATAACAACCCATAAACAAACCGATGTTTGCATAACAAATATCTTTCGTTTCAATGTAACCCAATAGGTTACGGAACTCATCCTCATGTTCTGACAACAAGTATGTATCGTGTTCCATGATCAGGAACCGTTCTTCCGACTCACCTTGTCTACGCATAAGTTCCCAGTGAGAACACATTCCTGCCTTCTCGGTTGGGGAGTGATCATCTACATCCTTGGTTCTATCCATGAGTGCAAGAGAGGGTCTCCACTCATACATTGCAATGATGTCTTCAAAGTCAGGATGATCTGGTGTGATAGCATCGAAGGTGTGGAACTCAAGGGTTCCATCATCAATCAGGTTTCGAAACGATTCCCGACTGATCTCCGCATACTTCTCCGACCTTTCGTCGTCCTTCATTATGATTTGGTATACCTTCATGCGCCTCTATCTCACATTCTCCACTGCAATATTTAGCCCATATTAAAACACATACAAACTCATCTCCGCATTGCAAACACTTCCTGAGTTCCTTGAACAACTTTCCTCTCCATAGGTGGGGGGACTTTCACCCCCCTGTTTATTTTAGATTTGACTTAGACTTTGGAACATGATGCCTACTGTTGCAACAAGCAATACCAGCATACCAGCATCTTCAAAGTACCGATCAAGATTTTTCATTAGATTTTTCATTTAAGTTTCCTCGATAAATTACGTGATAGAAATTTTACGAGGTCTCTTCTCGTCGGGGAGTTCAAACTTCAACTGAACGGACAGAATTCCATCCTTTAGAGAAGCACCGTCAACAAAGACGTATTCGGACAGTCTAAACACCCTCTTGAACTTCTTCTGCGAGATTCCCTTATGGATGTAGGAAGGTTCTTCAACACCTTCAGCTTTGGCCTTCTCACCTTTAACGGTAAGAGTGCGTTCATCCTGTTCAATCTCCAGATCGTCCATAGTAAACCCTGCGACTGCGATTTCGATTAGATAATCGTTTTCACTAACCTTCACAATGTTATGTGGAGGATATGTATCAGTGGCGTGTTTGGCAACCCAATCAAGTTCTTGAAACAGGTGGTCAAACCCCACAAACGAGGCACGAGGGAAGAGCGTATTAGCTTTAAGATTATTAGTCATGTTGTATCTCCTTTTTAAATAAGCAAGACTATTGCATACCCGACCATCGGCATATGCACTACTATATATACTAAATAGTATTGTAAACTATAACATACTTGGAGTTTTTTGTCAATGCCATTAACTATTGATTCCGATTACCCACGTTACGCATTTGCTTACGAAGACGCTTCTCCGGATAGTGGGGACGTGATGACGTGGAACAGTTCTAGAAACCGAATGGTATGGGGTACTCCAAGTCTGAGTGTAACCCTACCTTTTATGTTTGATGATTCTGCGGAAGAGTCTTTCACCTACACACCACCCGAAGGTTCTTTCGTTTCGGGGGATCATCATGACGATGTAACCCTATCGGTTTCTGGTGGTGGTCTGATCGGAAACCTTTCTCTAGATCAAGGTGTCTTCAGAGGCCCCACAGACGGTACTCAAATTACTATCACGGGTAGAGCATTCGTCCAGACTCTTATTGATTCGGACAGTACTCATGACATCGAAACAAATCCTTTCAACGATTCAGACACCGACACAGATACGGTCAGACTTCGTGTTATCGACAAGACGGTAATCCCATCTATTGCTTTACTAACAAGACCTGTAAGACTCTCTTAGAAATAGATTGAGGGGTCAGGGTCACCCTCGACTCCGAAACTAAAGGTCACTCGACTTACACGGGGAAAGATTTGGTGGTGGGTTCCACGAGGAATCCACACGTAGTCTCCTGGCTCAAAGTCAAACTCTTCGTTGTCGTTGACACCCTCAACCTTCAGACCGATAGTGGACTTGACCTGTACTAGGAACACATCCATACTGTCCTTGTGCCAAGGGTAACTGTCAGAGTTCTTACCAAAACCTGTGAAAGCAATATTAGTGATCGAACGTTTGTCGCCGTGCAAAGAGAAGACATCTTCCATCTCTTCTACGATAGTGGATGCGAATTCTGGCGCACTAGGTCTTTTATGAAAACTGTTGAGTCCGATTCGAAACTTTTTACTGTTGGGATCAAGCAACTTGTCTGGATGGGTATCCAGCATATCTAGGTGTTGATCCCAAGAGTAAGCCTCTACTATACCTTCCGGAAGTTTTCCGAAGAAAGGTTTTTTGTTTGCGATATCTTCTTCATGGTCTTCAAATATATTAAACATCACTTATTACCAATATTGTATTTCGGACACAGCTCCCATTGGTCTTTATCTTTGTATCCAATGATCTTGATCTGACGCATTGGGGCACAGTCCTTAGCAACTTCTTTGTTCTGAATCTCGACAAGTCCCCAGTCCGCCAACAGAGTTGCAATCGTATTCCTACGTTCAACGTCTGTCTGTTCTAGGTTTGATTTCTTGCCGTCCAACATAAACAGTTCTTTGAAGTGCACGATAAAGTATCGTCCCTGTTTATGCAAAATATGACATGATTGGAATAACTTATTTTCTCTACGAGACGCAACACCAATTCGGGTTAGTGTTTCCCGTACCTTCAAGAAGTCATCCGGTTCTGCCAGAGTGACTTCCAGCATCTTCGCTGGACTCCATTCAACGATATTATTTTCTTCCACCTTTGTTCACCTTATTCTTTATAAATTCAATTTGATCGGAAGATAAGAGAGGTAATGCTTGACGGGCTTTCTCATGACTATACCCATAATACTCTTTTATCACTTCCACGTTCGCTTCACTTTCAGGTTTGACCCATTTAGAGAAACGTTTCCGTTTCCTAATGATATTTATAAAAAAATCATATTGTAGACGATTGTCTAGGTTGTGGTGAATGTTCATCACATTTGCGAGATGAACGGTGTCAGGGAAGTAAGACAGACTCCGATTGACCACGAATGGTACGTACTGTTTCTCTTCGTCTGTTCCTTCCATGAGGTTTTTCTTGGTAGTGTTGATACTATTCAAGAAATCAAATGGACTAATCTTCTGTCCAGCCATAATCATAATCCTCTTGGTAAATACGCATTATACGTTTTTTCTGGTCTTCTGTCAACTTCTCCACACCACCAAAGTATAGACCAGATGTTCTATTGGTATGTACTCTATCAATCTTTTTCGGACTTTCGCAACGGACTCTCAACCACTCCATGAACTCTTTGAAGTTTTTCATCTTGACGATCTTGTCGTACTGAGAACGATTGCTATAGTAAAAGGTCTGAGTGTAAAAGTGAGTGTTCTGAATCTCTCCGTTCCACACACCATCGATGATTTCGTCCAGATTATCTGGCAAGATATCAACGTCCGACATTGATTCTAGAGCCTTGAGTTCGTCATGAGACAAAGCCTTACCAGAGTTCAAGTCGATCACTTCATTCACTCTAGTATATTCAGTCTTGATATACTCACAAGCCGACATGAAACGTTTGATCGGATCACGTGCGATTGCGACTCGGAAACTGTCCTTCCTGAACGGCAAGGAATCACGGTCTCCATACTTTTTGATCTCCCCCATTCGATGTCTCTTTGTTCCGTAAATAAGAGACTTTGGATTGTCTGAGGAAATCTCAATGTTGTTTACGTACAACAAAGCCCATTTCAAAGAAGTCATTCCGTTCTTGGGACAGATTCTAACATCTACATCTTTAGGAAAATAGAGAACGTTCTCCGATGCAGACATTGATCCTCTTAATCTTTTTCTTAATATCTTTTTTAGTTCTTCACGATACAGATTCGTACTCATTAATTTTTCTCACAGGAATATTACACTTATGTAAAAACTCTAATCCTGCTGTTCCTTTAGGGTACGCTTCTACATAGAAGACTTCTTTTATGCCCGATTGATAGATCAACTTCGCACAATCCAAACAAGGCAGCATCGTAGTATATAGTGTTGCACCATCACAATTTTCATTACTACGTGCAACCTTTGCGATTGCGTTAGTCTCTGCGTGTAACACTTCGGGTTTGGTTGTCAACTTAACATAGACAGGATCGACTTTATCTTTATCATAGTCTTTTGCCCACATAGGCCAGTCTTCGTCCTCACAGTTGTTGTCCCATCCCGAAGGCATACCGTTATACCCAATAGAGATAATACGGTTGTCCTTCACGATGACACATCCAACCTTTGCACGTATTGCAGTAGAAAGCGCCCCATAGATTCCGGCAACCTTCATGTGTGCTAAGTCCCATTTACTCAAGACCCAACGCCTCCTTGATCTTGGGAGGAAAGTACGAAGCTGGTTTCATGACCTTACCCGTTTCTGGATTCTTAATCAACTGATCATCCTGCACCTTACTCATGTTAGACTCAAAGACTGCATCCCATACCTTATAGAAGTCGATACCAAGACTACTGGCAAGTCCCATGATGACCCACACCATGTCTGCGATACCATCCGCAACCTCTACCACGTCCTTATTTGCAAACGCTTCCTTGGTCTCGTTGAACTCTTCCTCAACCAAGTCCATGTAGAGTTTAGACTGATCCTCATCAAACATGACTGTGGGGTCTTTCGGAATATCATACCGAAGGGCTTGACCCGCAGCAGTCATGAAGACATCCACATCCTCTTGGGGAGAGAACCCTTTCTTATTTTCCATCATTTGACCTCCACGTTTGCCATGATTTCAGTCATACAAGCGACTAGGTTGAGTTCGTGATCCGCCACGAACGCATTCTTGTATTGATAATCAGCGAGAATCAATACGAGTTGAGGAATCGATTGTGGTTGGACATACTCCGACATCACGTCATAGATTCCACGGAATACAGATGCGGGTTCCACATCCATATTGTTTACGACCCAAGAACGCATCTTCTTGAATTCCTTGTCCTTGAGGGCTTTGAAAAGGATACTATAGTTTTCATTTGCGTCATTAATGACAACTGTAGTTTCCAACTGACCAGAGATAGAGTGACGTTGCAACTCGTTGAGTACTCGACGCCAGTCGGGTGCGTGACGCATGATAACCTGTGCGAGAGTATCGGGGTTGGATGCGACACCTTCGTCGGTCAGGATCGTCTGTGCACGGGACATGAACTGTCCACACAGTTGCGCCTGAGTTTTCTTGTTGAAGTTAAACTCGTAATTAGAACAACGAGAGTGAAGAGGTTCGATCACTCGGTTCTTGAAGTTACAAGTCAGAATGAATCGACAGTTCTTAGAGAACTCTTCGATGAACCCACGGAGGGCGGGTTGAGTAGATTGGGGGTTGAGGTAATCAGCCTCATCTAGGATAACAACTTTGTACCCACCACTCAGAGAGATGGAAGATGCAAACTGTTTGATCTTACCACGAAGGGTATCGATGTTACCCTCCTCGGAACCATTGACGACGATGTAGTCAAGTCCCAGTTCATCACAGATGGCACGTGCGACAGTAGTCTTACCAGTACCAGCAGTACCAGAAAACAACATGTTCGGAATCTCACCACCATCTACAATTTTCTGAAACGTCTCCTTCAGTTCTTTCGGAAGGATAGTATCAGATACTTTGCGGGGGCGATACTTCTCGACCCACAAAAATTCATCACGCATAATAAAAACTCCATCATTTAGATTGTCGTAACTTTCGTTTTTCAGTTAGGTATCTTACCACGTATATGCGTGTGAAGGCAATACAAAAAAACCCAACGGTAGAAATTGTTGCGAACTCAACGGGGTCTGTAATACCCCACTGACTGATAAACAGCCAGGCAAAAAATATGCTGATGGGGTAATTCACGATTGTCCCCATCAGCACATGTATTAAGGTTTCCCTTGCAATCTCCTTATCAAAGAACTGCATTCACTGTAACTGTTCAACGATGTCTGACTTCTTCATACGTGAAGAGACAGCAACGCCTTTAGTTTCAGCCATGCTCATAAGTTCTTTCTTAGTGAGTTTCATCAAGTCCACATCTTCGATCAAATCTTCGATGATGTCCTCGACAACTTCGGCTTGCACGTTAACTGGATCGGTTGGATCAGCGGGAGGGTGACGAACACCTGCATCATCCATAGGAGTAATGTTCACACTTCCACCTTCCACAAACCACCAAATAACTCGCACCATCAAAATTACTGCTGCTGCGCCGACAACTATTAGCCCTACTTCCATATCAATCCTCCGGTCTAGTGGGTTTATCGCCTTCTCTGAAAATAAAATCAGAGTAGGCTTTATATAGTCCCAACAGAACTTCGTTCTCCTGAGCTATACTCTGTATACGATGTTTGTTAGCTTGACCTCTCTGCCATACACTATAGTCATCTGAGTACTCGTAGTACCAGTCGTGTCTAACTAACTCATCGTAATATTCACTTGGTTTCATAGCTTTCACTTATAAAATATATGATCGTCGATCACTACTGTCCTTTCAAAGTGATTACTCCAATCAGGTTCAACATAGTCCGCATGGTAATGCGTACTGCCATCCGTGATATCAATTGTGTCAGTATACAACAATTCGGTCACTGTGTCAAGTATCTTTAAGTAGGTAACTACGTCAGCGGGGATGTCACTCTTACCATCACACCACCAAGAGAAGTGACACCTGTTTCGAACAGGCATCTCATTACCTTTCCAGTTCACAAAGGTAGGGCCTTGTTGAATGACCTCGCAGATAGTATTGGGAAACTTGGAACTGTTGACCCTGTTCAGGACAACGTTCGCCACTGCGATCTGACCGGCAAGGGATTGATTACGTGATTCATAATAAGAGTTAAGTGCAAGACATTCTATCTCACGCTCGGAATAAAAAGTTCCCTCCGGTTCCGGTTGGGGTTCCGGTTCCGAAGGGACAACCTCCTCAAGAGGAGCATCAACTACTACGACCTTGGGTGCGGGTTCCTGATAAAAGAACCCGACTCCGATTAAAGTTAAAAAGAGTACCAGTGATACCCATGTACCCCAAGTTACCCTCATGCTGCGTAGGCCTCAAACCAGTTACCTAACTCAGCGTAGGGGATGATCTGACCATTGACCATCTCAAAAGAAGACTTATAGTCCTCACGGGTGTTGTTGCGAATGACATACGCCTCGTACTTCTTCGCAATCTCCTTACGCATGTAACCCATCGCATCGTTCTTCTCAGTACGATTTACTTGGAACCCACCATCGATCTCAGTGAGATAGTAGGGTGCGTCCCACTCCGCAACGTGTTGAGACTCCACGTAATCGATATCATCGATCAACTCCGAAGAGAGCACGTACTCTTCGAAGTAGTCACCATCTTCGGTGACTGCAGCGGATGCACGTTCCCAGAACGCCTTATCCATGGCTTGATTGAGGTCACAGTTGACCACATAGGTGTTACCACCTTTGAACTTCCATCGCTGAGGGCATTCGCCCTTGCCATCCCAATCATGGGCGCCGTAGTTCTCACGGATTTGAGTTTGGAATACAATCTTCATTACATTTTCCCCTTATAACCAAGTTGACGCATTGCTTGAACCGGACTAGATTCCTTTTCCAAAGCAACGTACTGTTCGACAGAAACGTTCTTCATTAGGAAGTTAACCCACGCTTTCCAAGGCTTGTACTTCCCATACTTGAATCGAACGATAAACTCAGGTTTTGGTTTACCGACCCAAGATGGGTGACAGTTTGGGTTATGTTCTTCCATGTTCTTAGACCCTTCGTGGCGACCACGATACATCAAGTACATACCGTCCCAAACAAACTCTTCTTTAACAAATGCAGTCATAATTTATATCCTCACTCTCAATTACAGGGTAATTATGACAGATTCTTGGTCTAAAGTCAAGCGTTTTTTTAAACTTTTTTTAGATCATTTTGTTATAAGGATATGGTGCCGGCAGAGAGAATCGAACTCCCGACCTTCTCATTACAAGTGAGCTACTCTACCTGCTGAGCTATACCGGCAAATTGGAGCGGAGTGGTGGAATCGAACCACCGTCTGAAGGTTGGAAACCTCCGGTAATACCACTATACAAACTCCGCAAATTGGCCGAGGTGGAGGGATTCGAACCCCCGACCGATGGCTTAGAAGGCCATTGCTCTATCCAACTGAGCTACACCCCGAAGTTTAGCTGCATCTGTCTGGACTCTCCCGAGATTTTTCTGACAAGAGAAAGAATGTTTTCGGGTGTGGTGTTCTCATAGGGATCGGTTGGACAGTTGTCACGTAGTCCATCTTCCTCAATACGTTTGACGATCTCCAGATCATTCACAATGACAGCGTGACGCCAAGAACGTTTTCCAAAACCAAGGTTATTCTTCTTAACCACCACCCCCAGTTCTTCTGCAAATTCACCATTACCGTCAGGCAACATCTTGACGTTCTTAATGTCTAGTTGTTTTGCCCACTGGTACATAGAGAATGCATCATTCACGGACGTACACCAGATTTCATCAACTCCTGCATCAACAAACTCCTGATAGAGTCGATCAAAGCCGGGAAGTTGTTCGTTAGTACACGTGGGTGTGAATGCGCCAGGCAGTCCAAAGATGACAACCTTCTTGCCACCAAAGAGTTCGCCCGTAGTCTTACGAACCCACTTGAAGGGATTGTCCCCCTCAAGGGATTCGTCACGTTCACGCATGTGAAAGACTACATCGGGCAAGAAGTCTTTCCAAGACCAAAGTTCCATTTACTCACCTGCTACTTCAGACTGGAATGCTTCTGCGAGCTGAACAACCTGTACTGCCTGATCACGCAACTGACCAATAGTAGAGAGTTCCTCACCCTTGAATCCGCCTCGCTGTACCACAGTGTCAATCACTGCGATAGTCGAACGTGCCACTCGGTTACCCAGTTCGTAAATCTGAGAGTGGTCTTGCTTTTGTGCTTCTGCTGCTTTAGCCATTGTTATACTCCGTAAGTAGATGATTTTTCAAGTGCAATAAAATATTCAATATCCGACTGAACAGACTTGAACTGAGAGATCAACTTCTTAGAGATGTTGACTTCAAAGTCCTCGTTGACAATCTTCAAGTTGTTCACATTCAGAACCAAGTTGAAATCAACTCCTTCATCATATGACCCATCAACGTCGATAGTGAACGCATTGGAAGTTGCATCCTTGGTATCCACAACAGAAATTTGAATCGCACCATTGTTAGGCGAGATCGAAATATCCGTGTGTCCAAGTGCTGCAGCCGCACGTTTAATGCGTCCCAACGTTGCATTATCTAGTCGAAAGTTAACTTCGAATTCTGGAAGGTTGATATCCTTCGAAGGCGAAGTCAACATATCCGGATCAGAGTAAAAGTACTTGATCTTCGAACGACCCGTTGAATCTCCAACCACAACATAATCTTTCTCAAAAGAGAGATTGGGTTTGTCTACGAGACCCAACACATTCAGGAATTCGTTCAGATCATAGATACCGAATCCGACCGGAAAGTCCTCAGACACCGAAGTGCGAGAGAATACGTTGCGAGCAACCGATACAGTTTTAACACTGTTACCCTCATTGAACACGATGTTCGGGTTGATGGTTGCATAGTTTTTGAGTACTTGTAGAGTACGATCAGAAAGTTCCATAATAAGTTTCCTCAGTTAATATGCGTGTATAATAACACGGTTTCACAATGGTTGTCAAGCCGCTTCCTTTACTTTAGAGAAGTTTTTCTCTTTGACAAACTCAATACGACGATTGAATTGTGCGTCCTCTAGTTCTGCCTTGTGAGAGATCACAAATACATTCGTGTCTTGTTCCCCTAGACTATACAGGATTTTCATGAGGTTGTCAACCCCATCGTCATCCAAAGACGAATCAAACGTCTCATCAAGAATCAGTAGGTTTGTGGCCACTGAGTTCTTCATCTTTGCAATCTGTCGCCATGTAAATAGTAGGGACAAGTCAATACGTTGTTTCTCACCTTCAGAGAAAGAGTCATACGAGAAGTTGTCACGGAAGCGTGAACGGATCGTCTCGTTGAATCCTTCATCCAGATCAAAGTGAACAAAGAAGTCTAGAATCTGTAAGTACTGATTGGTCAGTTGGTTGATGACCGGAAGGTACTGTTTGATGATCTTAGACTTGATACCCTGATCTTTGAGTAGTTCCGCACATACCTGTTGATACGAGTAAGTCTCGTGCAGTTTATACTTCTCATCTTGTTTGATCTCTAGTTCTTCTGTTAGAGTCCGAAGCTGTTGGTTCGCTTCGTTGAGTTCGGTACTGTTCTCAGACAGTCCATCCAACTCAGAACGAATACGATCAATCCTACGATTAAGACTAGAGATTTCTTGGTTGTTAGAATTGACCTGAGACTGTAGTGCATTAACCTTTACCATCACCTCATTCAGATCAAAGAGTTGTTTGTCAAACTCTTCCATCTGTTTGTTTGATTTGGTCATGGCGTCATGTAGTTCTTTCGCACGTGCGTTAGCATCGTTCTTCTTAGACTCACGTAAGTCCTCTGCGATGTGTTGGTCACAGGTAGGACAATGTTCGTTCTCATCGAAGAACTTCGCTTCCTTGACCACAGACTTAATCTGAGACCGGAAGGTAGATTGATATTCCAACAACTTCTCACGTGACGTGTTCACTTTCTCCAACTTCTTCGACACGTCTTCTTGTTGTGTCGATGCCGTAGACAGGTTTTCTGTATTGAAGTCCTGCAGTTCCGTAATCTCCGCAAGTAGTGCGGTGATCTCTGACTCTTTCTCCTTACGATGTGCAGTGTTCAGGGCCGATAGATCACGCAAGTATTTCTTCTGTGCATTGACCTTGGTCTTGACCAGTTCGATAGCGTGTCCGTTCTCACTGATATCATTCTTGAGGATAGACATCTTCTCTTTGAGTAGACCATTCATCTTACTGAACATGTTGATATCAAGTAGGTCTTCGATAACCTCTCGACGTGCACTCGTGTTCAACTGCATGAATGGTACGAACGAACTTGATCCTAGAACGACAATCTGGTGAAAAGACTTGTGAGTCAGTTTCAGAATGTTTCTCTCTAGAACCTGTTGGTACTCCTTCGCATGGGAGTTCTGGTTGATCATGTTATCGTTAGCCCAAATCTCAAAGACGTTGGGTTTGATACCACGGACAACCTTATACTTTACGGAACCCACAGAAAAGAGAACCTCGACAAGAGTACCTTTGCCGTTGATTGAATTAACGAGTTGCGGTTTGGAAATCTTACGGTGAGGTTTACCGAATAGGACAAACGACAGGGCGTCCAACATGGTAGACTTACCCGCACCATTATGTCCCACCACCAGAGTAGTAGGAGACTTCTCAAAATCGATCTCAGTAAAGTTGTTGCCGGTGGACAAGAAATTCTTGTACCGGATTTTCTCAAATTTAATCATAGTCGCATATTATACACGGTTGGTTGACTTCTGTCAACCCGTGTAATTTCCATGTTCATCTATACCGCACCAGTTACAAGGATATCCCTTCTGGATCGATATAGGCCCATCGGAAGGACAATCATGATTCCAGAACTCGGCTGGTTTAGATGTGATATTGTCCTTACGGAAAATGTTTTCCCAATTTTCATCAAACTTTTTTCTGTCTGTGATAGGACGTGGTTTACTTCCCTTACTCAATGTCAATCCCCTTTCCTACCAAATTGGTCTTGAAGTTTTCGATACGGAGAGAAGTCCTCAAGAAATCTAAGAAGATAGCCTTGTTTCTATGACTCATGGCATTAAACATGCGTTTATCTTTTTTGGTGTCTACGCCTGCTTTGCGTAGAAGTTTTGATGTTGCGCCTCGCATTATACAATCTCCATAGTTTGTGCTTCAGTCATGAGAGAAGATATCTCCCTTTTAATCCGGTCTTTATCTAGGTCTGTGTTAACAGCGTCGATATAATCATAGACCAGAGTTTCGGTATCCTCAACAGATACCGCATCGTCGTCCACATTGGAACCAATGAACTCGTTGAAGTCCTCCACGATTTTCAGTTCGTGAATCTTCTGATTCTGAATGCGATCCACGAAACGTTCGAACTCGTAAGCGTCACCCTTCTCTACCACGATCAACTTAACAAACTTGTTGTCAAGATAACGAAGGTCTTTGAACTTACTCATCTTACTCTGCTCGTAGTATACCTTCTCGTAGATCGTGATGGGGTTACGTACCGGAGTCAGTTCTCTTGTTTCGGTATCAAGAATATGGAAGTACTTCTTGTCGTTACAGTCGTTCCAGAAGAATTCCATCTGAGACCCAAGGTAGTGAATGTTACCCTGCGTAGACTTCGCATGGAAGTGACCTGTCAGAACCATCTCAAAGTTTGAGAAGTGAGATGGAGACATACCGTCATGACAGGGCATACCACGTTGCATATCAAACCCCTGCAACTCTAGGTGTGCACCAACCACAGGAGCCTTGCACGTCTCAAGAAACTCAAGTGTTGCTTTCTCGTTCTCGGCATTGATCCAAGGTATCAAAGCAACATCTAAGTTGCCATACTTCATCACGGTAGGTTCCATGATCAGGTTCACTTCGTTCATGTAGTGACCCTGCAGTTCCTTGAGTGCGTTCAGTTCGTTCGTGTTCTTATAGTACACGTCATGGTTGCCTGGAATGATATCCATAGTGATACCATACTCCCGCAACTTCTCTAGAAAGATTTTACGATTGTGGTTCAGGGCTTTGAAGTTGACCGTCTTACGGTTATCATAATAGTCTCCAAGGTGGAGAATTTGTTTGATATCATTTTCCAACAGATACGGAAAGAACACCTCTGTATAGAAGCGTTCCTGATAATCCATAAAGATGTCAGAAGAATTACGTGCACCACAGTGGGTGTCGTTCAGTATTACTAACTTCATAATATACCTATTTTACAATATATCCCGACATTATATCAAAAATATTGCTATATGTCAATACTATTTGACAAGATTTCCTGCAACCGTGATTCGGTGGTCTGTCGTTGTATAGAAAGGATAGACCGCATGTTTAAGGTTGGCGGGGAATAAGAAACAGAATCCTTCATAGTTTTTATCCACGGGAATCATGTGACTGACCACCCCACCCTTCACAGTATCTTGGTATAAGAACGAGAAGTGTCCTGCAACAGAACCCCCGTTCACTACGGGGAACTGCGCCATCTCATGTTCAATTCGGTAGGGTATGGTATGGAAGATCACAAAACTATAGTCTCCACCATGAGAGTGTGGGGGATTGAACTCCCCCGCCTTCTGCATGTTTACCCACACGTCCGTTAGTTCGTAAGGTGCACCTAACTCTGCCCAAGCCTGTCCGACAATAAAGTCACGAATCGCATCACGAGAATATCGCAACACATACTCGTTCTCAATGTTACCAGCAAGTCTGTGGTTGTAGGATTCATTCGGTGGTTCGAAATATATCTCCGCACCGATGGTATCCATTACGTTATCAGGAACAGGGAATTCCCAATAACACAGTTCACTCAGAACTCGTTTCATCTATAAGGAAATCCGTCAGATCAGAGTCAGCCTTTACAGTTCGACGTTTTCTTTTCTTCTGTTCGTTCACATATTCTTTGAACTCTGCGTCTGCGTCCTTCACAATATCGATCCTGTGACGCAGTACGTCCACAAAGGGAACAACGTTCGAATAGTCCCTTTCTTGGTCTGAATGTCCGTCTAGGAACGCCTCTACGCCTGCCTCAGAGATGTACTTCAATTTGATATCCTGTTGCTTCTTCTCACGTTGAATACGACGAAGAAACGCATACCAAGAGATTTGTGTGAAGTATGCAAACGCATTGGGGTTACCCGTGCGAGTCGCAGTCTCGACATTATAGTTCTCAATGGCCTTCAGGCAGTTCTCAACCGCATCCATGACCATCTCTTCACGGTAGGTGTACCTAACGAAATTAGATTTGTGAGATAGACCTTCCGCAATCTTCAGGAAACACTCAGCGATATAGTTGGGGACAATCGGTGTTGTGTCACCCTTTTTCTTACACCAAGCAACCCTTTCACAGTAGTCTACTACTGATTGAGAGAACTCCTTGTTGTTGACGTAATGTGGTTTATCTTTCGGTTTCATTTGGTACTATTACTCCTCATATTTTGCATATTATAAACCAGATTGGGTCTCACTGTCAACTACTCTTTTCCGCAGATCACTGGTAGAGAACCTATGATCCCTCTGGTTAAAATAGATTTCGATTCCACGAGCTGCACAAGTCGCACGTCCTGTGAACGTCTTATCCTTATACTCGGAACCGATGATGCGTACATCGATGTTGACCATCTTCAGAATGTCTTCCAAATCTTCTTCGGTCTGATAGGGGATGATCTCATCGACGAAACGAAGACCCGCCAGTTGAGTGTATCTCTCTACTAGAGTCTGGACGGGTTTGTTCTTTTCCGGTCTGTCCATAGAGGGATCGACCTGCAGTCCGCAGATCAGATAGTCACACTGTTCCTTCGACTCTCTTAACATAGAGACGTGACCAGCATGTAACAGATCAAAGGTTGAAGCGGTAAATCCTACAATTTGTCTTGACATAATAAAAAATCTATGATATAATACTTTAAGTTTCCGGGCAGGGTTGAATATACCCTCAGTGCAATAACGGTTTAAAGGGTATAATGTTACTATCCGAATCTCCTGATACCATCATTTGAGGTTCTTCTTCACCCTGTTCGTACATCTGTTGCAATCCAGTCTCCCACTCTATAATCAAATCTTTAGGCGGAACTGCATATGAAACAATGTGGTCAGCCCGAATGACCTGCAACGAATGAGGTTGATCTTGATAGATCATGAAGTTCTTGAAGGTATAGAATTTATACCCATCCTGAATCTTCGACACCACCTTAAGAGCATTCTTAACAATGACTTCGAAATCATCATCCTCGATAACTTCGCAGATCACTTCTTCACCAGTACTTAATTTTAACTGCTTTATATTTGTTGACATGATCTATCCTTTCAGATTTATAGGGAAGACTTTATATTTAAATCCTTCCTTAGTATATATCTTGATTCTTTCTGCGCTGTGTCTCAGAGTAAAGTTGCGATACCCCTTCATATGAAAATCATCAGCAATGTCAAATAACTTAGTAACAGAACCGTCATCAGATTTTCTGAGGCCACGACCGATTGATTGGAGTACCTTGACCTGCGACTTACTAGGTGTAGCGAAAACGATATTGTGCAAATTACGAATATTGATACCAGTACTAAAAGTGCCAAGTGAGGCGACGATAATAGCATCTTTCTGTTTCTCCACTATTCCACGTATCTGTTCACGATCACTCGCATCAACTTCACCTGAGACATAGAACACCTTTCGATCCTCTCCGACCGCATCCCTGATCATGTCGAATAGGACTTTACCATGTTTCTCTACGAACTGAAACAATACCAGAGTGTTCCCTTTCTGGTCAACTGTGAGATTGGTGATGAATCGATTGCGTTTCTCACTAGTAACTATGTAGTCAAGTTCTTCCTGATAGGTCTTACCGTTGAGTTTCGCACATTCGTCGTTAGGGTATCTTAGAAGAATAACCTTGATGTCTAGGTCTGCGAGTTGTTTACTTTCCTGCAGTTTTACGGTGGTAGTCACCTTAAATACAGGGCCGAATAAACCTTCCAATACCAGTTTGTTCGTCTCTGTTCCGTCAAGTGTACCCGTAGTACCAAAGCGATAGCTTGCATTGACGCACTTGTCCATAAGGGTAGACAGAGATTTTGCCTTGAATAAATGGACTTCATCTCCGAAAATACAATGGAACTGTTCGAACCACTCATGAGGGAACTTGTAGATGGACTGCCACGTAGAGATGATGACCCTCTTGTCCGTGTTCTTCTCCTTACCGGAGTAGACCATGTGACAGTGATTCTCTACGTCATACCCATACTCAGAGAAGTCCTTGTACATCTGTTCTACCAGAGAGGTTGTTGGTACGACAACAAGAATCTTTCCGTTCTCGTTCTTCTCAAACCACCTCATGATATTATAGATGATAAAAGACTTGCCTGATCCTGTGGGAGACAGTAGAATGGCCCTACGGTTCTCTACCGCATGAGAGATTGCGTCATACTGATACTCATGGGGTTCAAAGGGTGTTTTTAGGCCGCCCAGAAACTTCACCAACTCAGGATGGTTGATCTTGTTCTTTGCGGTTGGTGTACCCCACTCATAACTGTCTACGATCTGTAGAGGATAGAAACGATCCGCACAGAACTTACGTAGATGATGATAGAGACCCACATTCAGTTGTTTGGTGACTTGGTTGTAGAGTTTGATCTTACCGTCCCAGACACGTTTCTTGAATGCGGGCATGAACTTATGGCCAGGCACAAAGAAAGAGAAGTACTCCCGTAGCTCCTGTTCCTGAGCGGGATTACTCTCAATCGCCATGTAAGAGTGGTTGACTAATCCCACTCGTATTGTGTTATCCGCCTGATTCAAACCTTCTCCAGTCGATGATGTTCTTAATGGTTTGGTGTCTCCACTTGAGACTATCAACTATTTCCGTCAATGTACTTATAAGAACTTTATAGTACTCAATTCTTTCTTCAGACTTCTGGATGTCTCCGTCTGCGTCATAGAACTTTTCTTTCATCGCCTTGGTAGGCATGTTTCCTTCAAAGGGGTCATACGTCCACTTCTTGTCTTTGATCTCTTCCTGAGACATCTTGCCTTCATAGTAGAAGAACTTGTCTTTGAGTAGAGTCTTCTGACCGTGTTCTGCACGTTTCAGTTGCAACTTGGTCAGTGACAGGTATTGCAGATACTTCGCATGTAACGATGGGGTGCTACGAGAAGTCTCATCAAGTTGGTGCATGGGAATCTTAGAATCTTCTTCCCACTCTTTCAAAACAGACTCAAGGTCTAACATATTATTCCTCACTAATATAATCTATACAATCTTGCCAATAATCTTTACGTTTACCTAATACATAGGACAATGTTATCCTATCACAATCGGTGTATGCACAATGATACACCAAGTTATTTGGTTCATCATAATCTGAAAAGTAACCAGCCTTCAGACTCCAACCCTTCTTGTCCTGCATGGTCACGTTCTCGCCCTTCTCTAGGTCATAGTACCGGAACCAACCATCCCCAGTTTCACTGTATGTAAAGATCAGGTTGTACGCAGAAGCATTAGCATTGTTGTGCCATTCGATATGTCCCTTGGGAGGATAATATAAAAGCAATGCGCTAGTCTTAAGACCAAGTTCGATTTTCAATCTCCGATCTAGATCAATCCAATCTTCCTTATATTGTTTCCTTAACTTGTCATCTACTTCATCTTTTATATGAAAAGGTTTTAAAAACCAAGCGTGTGCAAAATCAGCTCCACCCTTATGTTTAGTTCCGGAAGCTATAATAGCATCTCGGTACTTGTCTGAGGTATACCACCTCGCATTATCTGGATGACCAGAATCCTTACATATCGTTTTGATATCGTATTTCTTAGTATAATTATAACGTACATCATCTAATATGTCAAGAACTCTTTTGTTCTTAATCTCAATTCTTTGCATATTAAATCAACTCAAATGTATCGAACCTGAAGGATGCTGTGTATGTTAGATAGGTCTGATTCTGAGTTGCGTTCAACTCAATAGACCCAATGTTGGTAGGGATGCAGTTGAAGTACCGAATCCTCTTGTTGGGGTTGTTGTGACTAGTGAGGATGGAGAGAGTGATATCCGCAAAGGTAGATATCGTGTTATCTGCGAGAGCTTGGGCCTTAGTGATGTTTCCTTCGTTAACCATTCTCTCCAACCAAGCCTGCATCTCCTGATAGGATGCCATGTCCTCATCAAGGATGAAGTCGATGGACAGTTCCGTATAGGTAATCTTGTCACCCGCAAAGGGTAATGCAGAAATTCTTCTGCCTGGCAGTTCGATAGGGTTGACAGAAGCGCCAGGGTGTGTTACACTCTGTGCGAAATATTGAAGGTTTGGGTAATTCGTCTTTTCGATGGATACCGCAAACCCTGTAGGTTGTAGATAGTTTTTGTTGTCAGTTAGAGTTGCCATGAATATCTCCTATATCACTTTCTCTATTTATACGCTTGACAACCCCTATACTTTTGCTATATAATGATTAGTATTGATGAGAGGATCATATGTTACTAACTAGAGAAGACGCACACTACGCTGCGAATGTGTTCGAAGAGTTCTTTGCAAACTTCGACCGCATCGACGATTACATGCGTAAGATTAAAATGGAACGGATGGAGACGTTCCCTTGCAGTTTGCCAGGCATGGGCCCTGAGAATGATCTGTTCGACAAGTTCGACATGCACCCCAATGATATGGAGTTTGTGGTTTCGGAGTGTCGTCAAGATCAGTTCATGTCATACATGGAGATTACCACATCTGCACCCGTCGAGTCAAGTATCCCAGGCAAGCAGATGTTGTGGTTGGTCAAAGAAAAGAATTCGGGTATGGTTGTGGGTATGATTCGTTTCGGTTCTCCGACGATCAACTCACGTCCACGTAATGAATGGTTGGGTAAACCACTGGACACGATGAGTCCGGACGTGATGCGTCGATTCAATCAGTCAGTGATAATGGGGTTCAACATTGTACCCACTCAACCGTTCGGGTTCAACTACCTTGGTGGTAAGTTACTTGCAGCCATCTGTTGTTCCCACAAAGTGCGACTCGCACTGAGTAAGAAGTATGCCGCAAACATCTGTATGTTTGAGACTACTTCACTATATGGGTCATCCAAGTCATCTTCGATGTATGACGGGATGAAACCACTATTGAGGTTTAACGGTCTGACAGACTCAAACTTCGCACCGCTCATCAACGATGACAACTTCCGTAAACTGAACGATTGGTTTAAGGTACGTAACGATGGTGAGTTCTTGGTTCCTGCTGACGCATCTTCACGCAAGTTGAAGACGCAGACCAAGATGGCGTCTATCATCAAGTCCTCTCTCAAACAACACGATGAGGATGCCTATGCGAAGTTCTGTCAGACCTTTTCTAATGCGAAAGGGTTGACTGAGAAGAAACGTTCCTTCTTCTCTACCTACGGGTACAGTAACGTACCACAGTACCTCAACCTTGAGACCGATGAGTTGGTCAGGGCTGAAAACTTTGATCGTTTCGAAGTGGAGAACGTCATTGAATGGTGGCGTAAGAAGGCATGTAAACGATACGAGTCTCTGAAGTCAGACGGTAGACTGCGTTCCGTTGTAGAGACTTGGAACACTAACGCAGAAGATATCGATATTATTCGATAAAAGTATTGCCAAAGTAGAAATACTTATGGTACTATATGATTGTAGGTTCAAAGAACGACTCATGGTGACTCCTTCTCTTCCTACAAAACCCAACTAATGTATATAAGGTAATTATTATGAAAAATGTAACATTCAAATCTGTTGAATCAAAAACTTCAAACACCACTTTCGGATCATACTTGACTATCATCGATAAAGTCTATGCTGATCTAAACTGTCAATCAGTTACTAGGTGGGACTTATCCAACAAACAATCATTTATTGTTTCAGTGATCTTAAATACTGCGCCGTCAAAATTTATTCTGGCGCACGTAAACTCTTGTCTGAACAATGCAGAAATTAGTAACGATAAGAAGTCTGTGGATTATTTTACTCAGTTTGTTGAAAGGGCAACCTATCTGAATTTGGATTCTAATAATCGAACAAACACTATTCTTGAATACAAACAAAACAAATTCAGTATACCCGAAGGCAATTACGTTATTGGTGATGAAGTGTACACTATCACTTCAGAAAATGGCACTTACTCCAAACTACCCGTTGGAATGAAAAACATTTTAGATTCACGTAAGATAACTCTAGAGGTTTACCTTAATGCCACTAGAGAAGACATTACTCGTTTGTTCTTGGTTGTTAACAGTGGGGTTACTCTTAACGCACCAGAGTTGAGAAACCCAATTCTTTCTAATGTTGCAGATGAGATTCGTGAACTCGCTACAAAATACTCTAAGACTTTTTCCGCAGCGGGTGTCTTTACACAAAAAGAAATTAATCGCCGCAAACTAGATGATTATTTCGCTGGTCTATGTATGATCTATCTTGATGGTTTAGATAGTAAGATTACCGCTAAATCACTAGAAGAAATGTACTATAACGAAAACGCAAACAAATTGGTTAACAAGTTTGTTCGTGAAGTTGAACGCTTCTTGAAGACTGTTGGTAAAAATCTCTCTATCTTTAAACGTGAAAATGGTTTGTTAGATTTGTTTGTGATTTATCTAGAACAGATTCGTGGTGGAAAGAAAATAACAGAACCAGATTCTTTCGTTAAAGATTACATCAACGTTCAGATTGATCTTATGAAAGACAAGACAGAACATTCTTACAATGAGAACGGCCGTTCAGCGACTTTCTCTGAGTTGTTACGTTCACGAGAGATTCGTTTCAACACTCTGCGAAATAAGTTGATCACAGCGAAGTTCGACTGTACGAAATACTTCGTACAATTAGACTCTCGCAGAAATGGCAGCATAGAAGAGAAACTTATCGCAGCGAAAGATCAGGGTTGGGTTACTCCTGAAGGTGTAGAGATTCCAATGGAAGATGTTTTGACTGCTGACTTTGAAATAGGTCACATCAAACCGTATGCCGATGGAGGCAAATCCGAACTGTCAAACTTTGCGATTCAGACCAGAGAGGATAATAGAAAACTTGGTAAGAATCCTATTCAAGTATAATAAAAATTAAGGGGGACATTCAGTCCCCCTTTTCTTATGTCAAAAAAAAGGGGAGACCGAAGTCTCCCCATAAAATGACTAGTAAACCTAGTTCTATTTTTTATACAGGTCTTAGGCGAGGATGTTGTCCACACGGAAGATTCTGTAATACGGGTTGCTCTTAGCAGCAGCAAGACCGTCAGCAGGAGTTGAACCAACGAAGGGGTTCGAAGCCATGCCGTAGCGAGTCTTGAATCCGATCTTCGGCTGGAACGTGTCCTCACCAACTGCCTTAACCATCTGCAGAGGAACGTAGGGGCAGTAGAACACACCTGCGTCATAAGCGTTTGTACCCTTGTAGCCAACTGTCACGTAGTCAGTCTGTGCATAAGGATCGATGTACACACGCATACGACCGTTCAGTACACCAGCGAAGGTGTTACCAGTGTCGTCAACCTGAAGGTTGGTAGACATTGCAGGAGTGTAGTCGAGCATGCCAGAAGCAGACAGTGCAGTTGCAACGTCAGACGAGCACACGATAACGTTACCCTTACCACGTCTTGTCTCTTTTGCAATTACGTTTGCTTCACGGTCAAGCTGAACAACAAGACCCTTGAACTTCTCTGCAGACCAACGACCGTCAGCGTCAGAGCTCAGATCGAAGATACCTTGCTTGGTAACGTTCGCCTGAAGAGCACCTGTCTTCGCCTGGCTGTTGATAGTACGGATAACTTCACGGTTGATTTCCGCAAGGATTTCCGTAGAGAGAATGTTTGCAAGTTCAGTCTCAGCGTCAAGACCATGAATCGCTTTCAGGTCTTGTGCGAGTTCAAGACTGTACTCGGCTTTCAGCGCACGAGACTTCGCAGTCACGGTTGCCTTTTCGATGGTGAAGCCCATCTCGTTGAATGAAGAACCACCTGTCGAACCAAGTGCTTCAGCGTCTGCAGTAGGCATACCGCCTGCAGCAAGAGCAGTTGCACGAAGTGCGTCAGCAGAGTCACCAGTAGGAGTGATACCGTTGAAACCAGACACGTTGTCGGAATCATGTGTACCACCGCTGTCGCCAGAGTACTGAGTTTCAGCTTCGTTGAACAGTGCTTCACGGTTAGAAGTAGAACCACCTTGGTATCTTGCCTTCATAGCGAAGATAAGACCAGTCGGGCCAGACATTGGTTGAACACCACACACATCGTATGCCATGAGGTTAGGCATAGCACGTCTAACGAGAGAGATCAGAATCGGATCCCATGTACCGATAGAACCTGTGTTAGCGCCACCAGGCGCTGCTTCGGTCAAAGAACCGAAACCGGCATGTTGTGCACGCTCTTCATGCATTGCACGTTCTTGGTTTTCCAAGATTGCAGCTGTAACTGCTTTTCTGTGATAATCGGTGATTTCGCCAGCAGAACTTTCGTTCAGAACGGGAGACCACTTCTCAATCAAATGATCGTAAGAGTTCATAATAGATTTCCTTATTTCTTAGCGGTTTGTCTAATTGTTTTGAGGTACTGTTCCATCACACTAGAAACTTCAACTTCTGCGTCAGCTTCTTCTGCCATGGTTTCTTGTACCGATACTTTTTCTGCCTTGAAGAAAGACTCCTTCACAGTGGCAACTTTCATCTTGAACGATGCTTCGTCATCGAAGTCTACGTTCTCAATGAGACCACGGAGTTTTTCAACCTGAGTTTCAGCCATGTCACGAGTTGCTTCCGCAATGATCGATTCACGCTTGTATGTCTCAAGTTCTTCGGCAAGTTTGATTGCGTCACCAGTTTGAGTGTTGAGTTTTTCTTCCAACTCTTCAACCTGTGAAGCAAGTTCGTCAACTAAGTCTACCTTGGACTCAGGAACTTCGATGTAAGACTCAACGAAGAGGTCTTTCATCTTATCCATAAAGGTCTCTGCAATTTCAGTACGGAGACCGTTCTGGATTGCAACCTTGTTATCTTCCATCCAAGATTCAACTACGTAGTTGAGGTAGCTGTCAACCTTCTCGACTAGATCGCTCTTAATAGATGCGACTTCCTCGGAAAGTTCCTCCTTGTACTGTGCTTCGATTCTGTCCACTTCTTCGGACAACTTCGACTTCACAGCAGCTTCGAAAATTACAGCAGTTTTGGCTTTGAACTCATCACTGAGTGTAGCCTCAGACTCGACCAATGCGTCTAGTTCTGCAGTAGTGTCAGTGGTTTCAGCAACCACTTCTTCTTCTGCTACCACTTCTTCTCCCATCATCTTACCGTATGCAGCCTGCAAATCAACCTTTTTCATTGCGTTCATTTTGCCGTACATAGCATTGATCATTCCTGCCTTTGTTTTCGGAACAGGAGCTTGTTTAGTGGCATCTGCCGCTTTGTCCACCGATGCGATAGACTCAGGTTCGGTTACCTCACCTTCGTCACCTTTCGGGGCTTTAGCTGCAGGAGCCGCCTCGTCGAGAGTTTCTTCCACGATATCGTTAATTTCTTCATCGTGGAGTTCGACTTCGACTGTCTTTGTATTATCAGTCATATTGACTCCTTACAATTGTGATTTAATTAACGAGAGGAAATTCTTAAACTCTCGAATCTGCACTTCGGGACGAAATGCTTTCGGAGCAGTTTTAATTTCAGTCTCCATTTTCTCAATTACCTGAGGCTTTAAAATGCCGTTATTCCAAACCCAGTCTACACCTTCCATGATTCCATTAACGAAGGCGTCAGGTGCGCTAGGGTCTTGTACGATGTCAACCGTACTAAGAATAAAGTCGTCTTTGACGTACATTGCGCCATTTCTTTGCTCAAGGCTACCCATACCACGAGTTGACACACCTAGTTGAACACCGCCCTCAAGGAGACCTTTTACGATCTTACCCATTGGAGTATCCAATATCTGTGCCTTTCCGACTACATCATTTCCCTCAAACTTGAGGTCTGTGATGAGGTGCGAAACTTTGTCAAGGTTAACTGTCGGCCCTTCAGGGTGATTCAACTCACCGACCGCACGTTTCTTGCTAACCTGATCTGTAACGTACTTACTTACCGCTCTCTCCATAATGGGTTTGGGGTAGATACGTCCGTTACGATTCTTTTGATCTGCTTGGGCGAATACGCCTTCAATGACGTATTTCTTCTCGCCATCTTCTCTTTTCTCTACGATGCACTGGACATCGTTTTCGGTGTATTCGCTAATTAATTTCATCTGAGTTCCTTTATAATTGTCTCAGCTGCCTTCTCTGCTTCTTTCTGATTGCGGAACGTGTCCAACATATCTCCATCCACATAGGCGGTAAAACCTTTTTTATCCTTGACTATCTTGACAGGGACTTTTTGTATTTTCTTATCGAAGACAACTTCACCCTTCGGTGATTTTGCCTCACGAATCTGTTGAAATGTTTTCATTTCAAGTTTCCTGTTTAACTATTATTTATACAAAAAAGGTTTTTTAGATGAATTTTTTATTAAACTTCACCACCAGCGTAGATGTGTTTACCCTCATCCTCGGCTGTATCTTCTTCTTCGAAGTCATCTTCGTCTTCGACTGCAGCTGCATCCAACTCATCTTCTTCGTATTCTGAGATGTCGATGTCATCATCTGCTGAGTTAAAGATGGAATTTGCAACAGCAACTTTCTCTGCATCAAGACGTGTGTTCACCTTGTCCTGAATCAGATTACCGAACATATTCTGTGCAGCGTTGTAGTTTTTCTGTTGTAACGCATCGATAAACTCTTCGACTGCGCTATTAGTTTCGTTCTCAATATCACTCATGTTAACCTCCAAAGTCATCTTCTGTTTCGTCGTTTCCTTCCTCATCAGCAACTGAGTTTTCGGATTCGACTTCTTTCTTCATCAAGTCAATGTCTTCATCGGACATCATCATGACATTCTTCATTACCCACTCACGTGAGAAGTATTCGCCCACGTAGTTTGTGATTCGATCCATTGTGTCGAGTCTTTCTCTCAACAGTTCTGCATCCTTCAGCTCGGTGAAGTGGTTGTCACGGATAAAGTCGATCTGGATATCGTTCTTCCAATCTTCCCAATCCTGTTCGGTCATTACACCCTTCAACAATAACTGTTTGCGTAGAATGTTCAGGAATACATTAGAGAACCTTCTACGCAGTCTATCAATAAACTTCTGGAACTTAACTTCGTCCCTACTGATCTCAGTAGAACGACCAAGAGAGAACTGTGCTTCCTGTTCCAGTCTGTTAATAGGTACATTCAGAGAACGATACAATCTCTTCTGGAAGTAGATGATATCGTCAATCTGTCCAAGATTCTCACCGCCAGGCAGTGTAGAAATCTCTGTACCACGGCCACCTTCTCTACGAGGTAACCAGAAATCTTCCAACATGGACATATGTTTGCGATCATCCTTGATCTGTCCGGTGTTGGCATCGTAAACTAACTTGTTTCTATAACGAGACATGATGTCTTTCATGTGTTGTTCTGCCTTACCCGTAGGTAGGTTACCAACATCGATATAGAAAATTCTTCTCTCAGGTGCACGTGCGAGACGGTAGATCACCAGAGAGTCTTCCATCATCCTTAACTGGTTGATGGGTTTAATTGCTTTGTGTAAGTAAGAGATCACTCTCTTACGTGTTGGGTCAAGTAGACCCGAAGACACATATGAAACAGAATCAGGTGAGAGTTTAACCCCTTGGTTAGACCCAGCCTTCTCTTGATAGATGTAGAACTCGTTTACCTTGTCTACAATCTTTGCGCCTGTTGCCTGATCCTTTTTATATGTGACCTCTTTGACCTTGCGAATCTTCGCAGAGTCAATAGGACGAACTTCTTTAATACCAGCCTTTAGGTTGGATTCATTTACAACTAAGTGATGAACCAAACGACCATCAACATACCACGAACGGAAAATGTCGTGTGCGAGTTCGTTGAAGTTCAACATAGAACAAATTTGATCAAACTCTTCGATCATCATCTTCTTGATCTTATCAGAGGTTTCAACTTTGTCCAGATTAATTTCTACCGAAGACTCCATATCAGAGGCTGAGATAGATTCGTTAATGATGTCCTCAATCGCTGCATCGACTTCGGGGTGTTCTGCAAGACCACGATACTTCTTAATAAGTTCCGTATTGTCTTTCGCATCATTACCCTCCATGTCAATGTATTGACCATAGTGAGCACCACTGGCAGTGACGTACCCAGCGCCATCGTCATCCGTTTTCGGAACGATAGACTGTAACTTTTTGTCTTCTTCACCGACCTTACGGGCCTTTTTAATCTCAAATCCAAAAAGTCTTAATACACTATTATCTTGTTCTGCCATATACCTTTCCAATCCTGTAAAGAACGGGGGAGATAAACTCCCCCGCATCAGTACTACTTATACCAACCTTAAGAGGTTGTGTCAGATTCCCAGTACTGGACTTGGAACTCAACCGTAAACTCTTCGATTGTGTCAACTGTTTCGTAGTTAACGTCAATCGCAGCAACGTTGGTTGGGAAACAACCACGGAACTGATAAGTTTTTAGAGTTGAACCGTCTTTGTCCAATTGCTCAACAATCAAGTCTGCTTCGTAATCAACGGGGTTGGTCAGACCAGTATTTGCACTGTGTGCATTGATACCGTTCATCCAACGTTCCATTGCGTTGCGAGTGTCGAAGTTAGTATCGTTGATTACAGTAATCGTCCATGTTTCGAACGTTCTGTCACCAGCGATCTTCAACTGTCTACCACGGAACGGGACTTCAATCACGTTCATCACGGAAGCAGGGAGTGCTGCAGCCTTACACAGGAAGGATGTCAATTCGACATCACCCCCAGCGTAAGCGGGAAAGTTGACTGTCGCTTTGAAGAGATTAGGACGTGCACCGCCCCCTCTCAACTTCGACTTAAAGTCATCTACGCCTAAAATTGCCATCTTTCTCTACTCCTTAAACTGCGCCAACTACTTCTTCAAAGTCCACACCAGTTCTAACTGCGACGAAGTTCAACGTCACGAAGTTAATAGAACGGGCAGGCTTGATGAAGATAGAAGCGACAAATTCGTTTCTGTCAACCACTGCAGGGGTGTTGTTTGTTTCGTCACAAACCACCTTAAAGTCAGTGATACCTCTTCGACCTCTAATCTCACGAAGCAGAGGTTCAACGACATTCACGAATTCTGCACGAGTAAACTCGTCGTTGAATTCGAAGAGAATGTTCTTCGCAGCAGCTGCGATAGACTTCTCAATACCGATGAACAATCTACGAACGTTGATTCTGTCAAATGCAGAAGGTCTGAGTTCGTGTGTCTTATCACCATAAAGGACGATACCCACGCCAGGAATATTGGAGATTGGGTTGACGTTAGCCTTGTACAGTGAGTCTCTCTGCGTTTTGTTCGGAGAGTGGGCAATATCTGTAATTGCAAGATAGTTACCACGTCTCTGACCAGCAGGAGAGTACCAAGGTGCAGCAACAAAGTCTGTTGCAGCCATGATACCCGCAGTACTAGAGTTAGCAGGGATGTAGATGTAGTTATCGTTGTACTTATCGAATACCTTGAGGTAGTTGTTATCTACGATCAGGTAAGAACTGTTCGACAAAGAATTTGCAAACGAAATTGCGTTTGTATTAGCCGTGGCTGTAGGAATACCAACAATGTCTTCTCTAGGAGGAGACACAGGAACCACACAGTCTTTGCGATCTTTAGCGATTGCGTTACAGTAATTAGCGATTGTAACCCCATCCGAGTCGTTAGCAGACTGAAGAGGAATCAGGAAGTCTACCTGAATCTGTTCGGTGTCGTCGAATAGATCGAAACCAGTTGTAACCTGACCGTTGGTCAAATCAGAACTGTTAACACCACCACCGAGCTTGATCTTAGAAACATCATTAGTCCATGCAGAAGTACCTGTAGAGTAATCTACTGCAGAGTCAACCGAAGGTGTCTTACCCCAGTTTTGACCAATGTTTTCGTAAGAAGCACCGAAAGCGGAATCGTTATCGAACTGACCACACCACACATACTCAGAACGACTGTTGAGTACTTCTTGGATGTAGTTAGGTGATCCATCCGGAGTTACTGCGCCCTTAGCAGCAGACAGGTGAGGGAATGTTTCCAACACACTGCCAGGCGTACCTGTGAAAGAACCTGTACGGTCAATAACTGCTACGTGAACTTCGTCCTTCGATGCACCGTTGTCGGTTGCATAGGCAGAAGTTGTGGGGGCACGGTCGAATGATCCTTTGTAAGACCATGCGTTGAAGTAGTTTGCACCATCTGAATCAGCGGCAGGACAGAAAGATACAGTCAATGCGTTACCCAGAGAGCCTGGATATTTTGCAATGAAAGAACCTGTTGCCAGTGTTCGAGCGTTTACAGAAGATTTAACTGTAGTTTCCCAATCTTCTTGGTTTTCAACTACTGCGGAATCGCCAGTAAGTTTAGTTACTGCACTGTGTGCGTTAATGCCTCCATTGTTACCACGAACAATGTAAAGCGAGTTGGTGTACTTTAAAAAGTACGAAGCACTGTGGAAATCCACAGCGTTGTCTTCGTCAGGTGCGGCAAACACTCTCACCAGTCCAGACTCGTCTGCGACTAATGTACGAGAGTTCACGGGGCCCCAACGAAAGTTCCCGACGAATGCGCCAACAGAAGTCGATACGTTGGGTGCAACACCCGACAAATCGATCTCTTTGACCGTAATCGCAGGAGACAGAGACGGTGATAGTAATGCCATGACTCTTTTCCTTTTTTCGTTTACAAATTATAAGTTGAACATAATACGGATTTTCTCAATACTTTTATTTATAAAAAGCGGGGTTTTCACCAATCATCTTGACGCCAAACCTGCCATTCATTAATACCTTCTTGAGCTTCCTGTTCGATTATGTGTGCGCTACCATCATCAATAAATCCAAATGGAGGGACATCATCCTGAATCTGTTTCATTCTTTCATCAAACAACATCTGTTTGATATTGATATCTGTCATGTCTGCGAAGAACTGCGTCGAAACAAAGTATCCAAACATGACTAGATTCATCATGAGGTCATCGTGGTTTCCATCCGAGGCCTCATATGACTGACCCTTTGCGACAAACGTCGATATCTCAAGGATCGTATTTTCATCTACAATATCTAACTTGCGATTCTCTAGAATATCTTTTATGCTAGAACAACCAAGACGTTTAACCTTGCGGTTCATTTCGATTCCGATACCGGAGGCTTTCACTGCACTGGTTACATGAACATTCTCATATTCTAAATCGTGATATAATCCATTACATACAACTCCACCCTGATCATTCGATTCCACAACCACATATGCGTTGTTGTAGAGAGTTGCATACTTATATATAATGTTAGGAAAGAGAATTGGAGAGATAGTATTGCAGCGATAAACCGAGACCTGCTTAAAGGGTCTGGCCGCTATGTCGATAACCGTGAAGGTCGAATAATCCTGCCCTCTTCCTTTTGATACGTCAACCATACAAATATATTCTTTATTTGGATTTGGTTGTTCGTATACTAACAAGTCACCACCTTCCAATACTTCAATTGGGGGTTTCGTCCTCAACGAGAGTAAAGTCTCTGCGTTGATTAGGGTGTCGCCCGTCCCAAAAAATGTATTCCCGAACTCCTGATCGAACTGTAGTTGTGATGTGTTTGAGATAGTTTGTTCTTTCCACTTCTCATCACGGCCAGGCACGTCCCACCAGTTTACCTCAAACGGTTTATATTCATTTATTCCTTGGACTGCACCTTCCCAGATTTTCTGGTAGGTGTTCCCGATACCATTTGCCGTAGACGTGATAATGACTTTCGTATCTTTACCAGCAGAGACGACAGGATAGGTTGAAGTATAGAATTCATTAGCCCGTTCAACAAAAGCAAACTCGTCAAGAAAAAGAAGGTTAACAGACATACCCCGTATAGAACTACCACTGGTGGCAGCAGCAATAATGCGACTGTTGTTGGAAAATTCGATGCTACCCTTGTTGAGTGC